ACACAAAGACCGCCCAATATTGTAGCACTATGCTAGTATCAGAACCCACATGGATTCCAATACTAGCATAGTATCCCTAAATCTAAGCCTGACTTTGCTTACTGGTCTTAGCCTAGCATGTCATCCGCCACATCTGTCTCCTCATATAATTCCAGATCATCTATCCTAATGCTTTCTTCTGGTCTCTGTAGAGTTCTGAAGAGAACCTTTGATAAATCATAGTCTTTGCTGGAGCACCGACCTGTTTCTAGAACTTTCCTAACTGAGGCTCTCCCCATCTTAGAAATAGCATAATCAACAAACTTATCCATTAAGGGATGAGCAATCATAGATAATGAACTGATGTCCTTGTAATGGGCTGGCCCAAAGAGATTGACATCAGATGTATCAAAAGACTCCATCTCGTAAGGGCCACTAACATCCAACTCTATGCAGTCAACAACATGACTGAATGCATTGTTCTTGGCATCCTCTATCATTAGATCCATTAACGCATCATAATCAACATCATGGGCCTCCTCGACATTGGCGACAAATGAGAACATAGATCCGACTTTTGATCTTAGGGAAGATTCAGAACAAATTCTCACAATCTCTGAGAGTCTGGTTCTGTTAATTCCCTTTATCTGTCTCTTCCCCTCACATATCTCAAGGATGGCTGATATAAATTTTGGGGCTACAGACTCACATCTCACCCAGCAGTTGCTTGGCTCCCTCTCAAATAATTGCAGGGCTTGAGCCACCCCCTCATCTGATATTGACTTGAAAATGCCTGGACTGAGATCATTGTCTGATGCAGTGTAAGATAGAATGTGTAGGTCCTGATGAGAATGGTGCTTGGTGTACAAGTTGAGAGTAGAGCCCCGTACTTTCATCTCCACCTCCTCCTTTCTCAGTCTGATGACATCTGACATATCACCCTTAATAATATAAACTGGGCATCCAAATGGCTTGCTAGGTCCTTGCATCCTGAATGAATGCATCCAATATCTGGCCCCCCTGCTAGATTTAGAGGAATAATCCTGGTTGTTTGTGACCCCCATGTCTTCTGCCCATTGCCTTATTGGAATACTCAGGTCCCATGGGCTGCTCTGACAGTTAGTTGTGACATTCCTAAGCCTTGGGGGCTGTCCTATGTCATTTTCTATCTCTAGATGGACCTGATATCCATCCATGAAGCCTCTCCAAATCCCAACTCCATAATAGACCACTTTGTTCTGCACAACTTTAGATTGTTGTCTCTTGATGAATCCACCCACTGTTCCGGCTCCCATCTCTTCAATTATGGGGACAACGTGATCACCATCTAGAAATCTCTGAAGGATTCCAATCAAGTTGGTTTTTGTCTTACCATCTGATTCCTTTATCTCAACGTTTGACACTGAGCTTAGGACTCTGTAGATTAGCTGTAGCTTATAGCTCTCACTGTATGGACCTTGTAGTATACAGAATAGAAAGTGCTTGAGAATTTCAGCTGACACACTACGAGTGAAGCCAGCAAGGTCTTCTACACCTCGAAGATGGCCCATCCGGGAGAAATTGTCACGGATAACCATAGCTATCTTACTAACCCCTGACCTCTTCTTTACTGGAGCTCCTGTTATTCTGACTGTTCTAGGCTTGCTTTCCATTCTAGCAAAGAAATTCCTAACTTGAATATGGTTATTCAGTGGGGTGTGAGCTAGAGTTGCTTCTGGAGTGTCTTCCAACCACTTTACAATTTTCTTTAGCTTTTCCCATTCAGCCAGGAAGGTTGTTTTGCCTATCCTACTCTTCTGAGTCCCAAACCACTTGTCTGACACCAACTTCTCTGGAGATGTCCGGAGGGTCTTCTGCTCATTAAAGATAGTGACCCTGGTTTGGGTTGCATCCCTGATGTTGACTCTTGGGATGATGTCTATTTCTCCCTTGTTGTAAACTATAGAATCCAGTGATTCTAATTCCTCAATATTCGGGAATAAGAATAATATATCTTCTGGCTCCATATCATTGAAACCATGAAAGCCAGAATATGCAGCCATCTTTTGTAGCAAGCTGTACTTAGAATCCTCCAAGAAGTTGAACTCAGGACGTCCAGTGTCCTCAAAAATTGTTGCTGATAAGAAGTATACAGCTGAGGCCATGACTTTACAAACTGCATTGCCAGAAGACAATGATGACACAACACCTGGGCTATGGACTTTCTCTGCAATGCGCAACAATATTTCTGGGCCTGTTCTGGGAGCCCGATAGAGCACCTCTGGATTCTCATTTATTAGTTCAATCCAGTTCTCTGGTATGTTCAAACGGTCTCTCAATTTCTGAAACTTCTTCCTAGATCCCCACTTTAGAGAGGAGCTAAGAATTAGAGCGCCACCTGGGCTCACGCTACACGTTTCTGGGATGGTGACATCTTCATCTGCCCAGTCCCTAGCAGCTGAGCCCTTGACCTTCTTCATGAAGAAAGCATATAGCTTCTGCAAATCAGTTCTGGTGATAGCTTTGAAGAGATTAAATCTGAAACCTCCCAATCCGCACGCATAAGGATTGTCAAGCAGGAAGAAACCCAGGCCAGGGTCATTCCACTTCAGCACTGCCTTCTTATACTCTAAGAATAGCTCAGACACTCCCATGCCCATCAGCATGTAATGGAGAGTACACTGAGCTTGCTGAATCATTGCAGCTAAGGAGAATGACCCACCTCCCTCAGTAACTGAAGTCATTAGGTTAGAGGCCTCTTCCTGGCGGGCTACTAGTGTTTCCACTTCTGGCAGGCTGCAACAAGCTGCAATCCACCTGATCGTTGGTCTAACATGCTGGGTGTGGAAATAAAATTCAGAATTGTACTCCATCACAAAATCTGTGTTTGCTGTGGACTTCTCTGAGGGGTAAATGGCAAGGTACACTCCCAGCTCCTTCTTCATGCGGAAGCATATAGCTGCGGCCACTTTGCATCTGGTAAGAACCTTCTCATCATCAGCTGGGAAGCTGATTAGCATACTACTATCATCTGATCCTTGCATCATGTCACAAACCAGGCTCTTGCTCATCTCAGGAGCAACCTTCAGGTTGAATATCTTAAAGGACAAGGACCGGATGTATTCTTGGTGAATGGTGTGTAATAGTGAGGAAGTATAATGCAGTATTCCCTGCATCATCCCTGTTGTGGTTTCCAAATATGTTTTGCCTTTAAAGGCCCATGGAACTTCTGCCTCGCCATGATAAGCTTTGAAGAGATCCATCACAAAGTCATCTCTAATATCAAGCTCCCGATGACCATCCAGGATCTTAAGATAATTCAAATTCATCATCATCCTTTTCCTGGTAAACATTGAGCATCCCCTAATGATCAGCGGCCACCATTTAGGAGAGGTGAACTCACACAGCATGAGGGCAAACTTTGTAACAAAATGGCCTTGGTTCCACTTCCTTGCATCATCTGATGTTGCACAAGTCCACACAGGCCCCTTACATTGCTTCCGGGCCCTGATGCCATGTGTCTCAGGAATTTTCACTTTATTGGGGGGGTTACAGAGGGTATCAGAAGCAAAGAACTTCCCTATGGACCTGGCTATTGTCTCCACCACCGATTGAACAATTCTTTCCTCTGCACCCATCACATAGATCTCTCTCAGACCTCCATGCTGTTGTTTCTTAAACAAACAAATATGCATGCATCCTTGTGACTCTATCTGCCTCATACAATCCTCAAACTTCTGGATAGCTAGGCTCTTTCCCTCAGAGGCATATTTTGACATCTTCACTAATAATTTATCCCTTGTGTAGTTTTTGTCTGCTACATCCTTATAGACATACCAATTCTCATTAAAGTTGCTTGTGGCCTTAAGTGTGGCCAACCTTTCTAGAGTCAACCCACTGAGCTCTCGAATAATCTGGTTGTCTATCTGCTCCATGAAATTCTGTCCATAGAGGCTCCTCAAGACTAGCTTAGCATGATTGCAAGCCTCCTTCAAGTAGGAAACACTGAACTCATGCATTCTGGGAAGTTCTGGATCTTTGTAACCCAAGAAGGCATCTGACTGTGGTCTAAGGTGCTCAAGTTCTATGATTTTCTTATACATCCCAGAAAGGGACGAAGGCTCAGTCTCTTCTTCTTTATTTTTAAAGTAACCATTGTAACAACAGCTGATGAGTGGTTGCATATCAAGCAGTGGACGCCCTGAAAAAGGATTGAACATGCCACCCCAGGATATAGACCCATCCTTCTTCTTAAGAATGAAGGGCTCACCTGCTATTCTCTGGATAGTTCTGCATAAGCAGTTTAATAAGTAAACCTGCAGCTCTGACCTGAGAACCTTAGGAAACTTAGAGGTCATCTTGTGAGGTTTTGGGATTTCTGGGGGCGAGACAAAGCCCTCCATGATTATATATCTTGCAATAGTCTGTAACTCTTCAGTTGCTGCTTTGTCTTCCAAAAGGGTTAATAAAGAAAGTTTGCCCATGTATGAGGCATCCATTGCTGCAGAGTCTGAAGACCTGAACAAGTCACCAACAAAGTTCCAGCTTGGAATTCCAAATGCTTCTGCCCAGAATGAGAAGGAGGACTCCATTAATGAAACGCACTTGCAGAGGTTGGTAAGCTTGCTTAGCTTATAAGAAACAAAGTCAGTAACTAACAGATCCCCAGCATCTATGTAGGGCTTGAAAACCCTGGAAGTGGAGAGATCAAAGGCCCAGCAAGAGCGCTTAATTGCAAAAGACACAAATATATGGCTTTTGCTGGAAGTGGGCTTGATTAGCAAGAAAATCCCAGAACCTAGTAGTCGTTTAATCACAAAGTAGTTAGGCTTGACATGTTGTTTAACAGAAGCTGATAGCTCAGCTCCTATCAAGCTGACCATTTGGCACCATGAACCTATCCTACTTCCCATGAATTTGTAGTGCTCTGTTATGATCTCATTGAAACCCCTTTCTGACAAGGATGGCTGATGAATCCTCTGGGCTGCCAATCTAAGCTCTTTATCACAAGAGAGAGGGCTGTACAGGTCCTCATCTGTTGCCCACAAGTCACTAGAGCATGCAGAGAGAAATTCAGATATGTGATCCACATCGTGGTCTGGGGAGAAAGGCTGTTTACTCCTGTCTCTCATTTGTTGCACTAAAGTGTCTGCTTTATGCTTCTTTCCATTAACTCCTAAAGCAGCTATGTAGACACTATCATCTGAGCCCATATTTAGGTGGACTCTATGGTATCTGTTTCTCTCATCTGGCCTGTCCTTTACTCCCGAAAGGGCAAACTCAAGTTCTGCTGCTGCATCATCGTGCATCCTCTCAATCTCCTCTAGGTTTGCAGAGGTGACCACTTCCCTCCACAAGTTGCACATGGGATGGTCCCCTCTCACATCTAGTCCCTGAAGAGGGCACAGATCTTTGCCATCGACATCATGATAGGACAGCCAGGGAGGCAGCTGAATAGTTGACTTGTGGTCATTGAGGTCCCTAAGGTTGTCTTCTGCTCTATACTGATTTAAGGCTCTCTCTACTGCCAAGGAACACTCTTCAGCGTTTTTTGAAAATCTCAGAGCCTTATCATTCCCTTCAGCAAAGAAGGAACTATTGATGAGTTTCTCTTGAGAATTTATTAGGCATCTGCTCACTATCCTCGTGATATACTCTGAATCGGGAGGGGAGGATCTAAACCTGTCAAACATTTCTCTGCTGAAGGGTGGAAACACAGATTCTGTGACTGACCAATTTATTTGGATGGAGGAGACCATGGCTAGCAACTCTCTCTCAGTCTTCCCTAGTTCCTCATCTGTGGATGACAGTTCTGGGAACAAGGTCCTTAGCTCATCCATCACACTAAGAGCAAGTCTGTACCTATAAACCATCTCCTCTGCTTCAGAGTCCTCTAGCTCCAGATTAGACCATACACCATGCCGATAAGCACTAACAACATAAAGAACAACAGTCCTGCCCTGAGATCTGTTCTCACAAGGAACCTCATACTTAGCGAGTTTAGTCATGGCAGCCTGGAATGCACCTCTTTCATCTCCCCTAAAGGTGGTGAACTCAACGATGTTGTACATGCCAGATGTAGTTTTAATGATCATGTCAGGGCTCAAATGATCAAACCCGTCATTCATCATGGGAAACTCACGCATTAACAGTCTGTCAGTCTTGTCAGCTAAGTGGCCAAAGGTGAAATCGTGAACAAAATTGGCCATATCTTCCACATCTATCGACATGGAGGGTAGCAAAGTTGAGCCTATTTCAGATGCTCCTTGTATATCATCCAGATTGAAGTCTATGGTAATTCTATCTACCATCTTGGAAACATCAAATGTTGGAAGTGCCAGAGTTAGCATTGTACAGTCAAAATGCTTGATTGGCACTCTAACAAAACCAGTCTTGTCAACCAGCTGTTTTGATAATATAGAATCCATGATTGGGCGCCTTTGTGT